GTTATCTACATGTGGGTTATATATATATATATATATATATATCAACTACCCTGCTTCTTAAGAAGCAGGTAGGTTATATTATATCTTACGGTAGGTAGTAATATATGTTTATATATATATTAATATATATATTATATTTATTATTATATATATATATATATATTTATTTTTCCCGATCGCTTAAGCTCATTATAGCATACGGGTTTCAGAGTGCAAACGTGCTGGTAGTGACGGTTTCTGTTCCGGTTAATGCAGGTCAGAGGCCTGCTCTTAGCGGAACCCTTGTCAAGTCTTTCACCCTTTCGGGGGTGCTTATGCAAATCAGGTGTTGCACAGCTACCGTAGAACGGCTAAATCACGTCTGTAAGCCTCTCTGAAGCGTTGAGATACCCTCTCCGCAGCAACTACCCTCGGGAGGGGTTTCGGGCCGCGAGAGACAGCAATGAGAGCGTTTTAGGGCTATGTCCGCCCCACACGGTGGGTGCGGGTTGCAGTCGATCGGTCGGTTGACGGTCTGGGGACGCCCTGAGTTGCGTCGGACGTGAGCTTGCGGTAGCGTTGCTGGCATGGCATGGGAAACATCAAACCGCAGGAGTCGTCTGCCTAGGGACTGGGAAGCCAGGCGCAGGATCGTGATTGCCCGTGACAACGGGCGGTGTCAAGCTGTTGTCGGCGGTGTGCATTGCGCGGCAGAAGGCACCGAAGTAGACCATATCGACGCTGGTGATAACCACAATTTGACAAACTTGCAGCTGTTGTGTAAAGCATGCCATGCTTGGAAGACGCGGGGCGAGGCCACTGCTGGGTTGCTCGCCAGGCAGCGAAAAGCAAAAATAAAACCACTTAATGAACGTTGGAGGTGAGCGCAATTGGGTGTACGTGGCCCGTTACCTAGCCCTGTATCTGAACGGACATTGAAGCGATCTGGAATGTCTGAACCGGGGGTAAGTGTGGGGGTGAGTAAGTTGACTGTACCTCAGCCGCCCCTGCGGGTAGTGGACCCACACCCTATGGTGTTGGACCTGTGGGAGGCGCTTGGCAGGTCGGTGCAGGCACAGATTTATGAGCCGTCGGACTGGGCGTTAGCACAGGTTGCAGCTGAGGCGACTAACCAGCTGCTGAATGCCAAGCGCATGAGCGCTCAGATGCTTAAGGAAGTCAACACTATGTGGGGTGACCTGATGGTGTCTGAGGCGTCTAGGAGGCGCGTGGGCATGCTCAGGGTCCCTGAGCAGGAGACGCAGGAAACTGTGCAAATTAAGGATTATCTATTGCAGGCGTTTGAGCTGGATAGGGGAGCTAATGGCAACTATTAAGGGAACTGCCGGTGATGTGATCAAGGGCGCCCATTACGCGGACACTACGTGGCGTAGTAGTCGTGGTGGTTGGGCGTTGCGTTACCGATTGACGGACAAGGAAACCACTATGGCGGTCCCGCAGGGCTTGTGGACGGTCACTGTGGTGGCTCGAAATGGTCAGGCGTTTAATGTTGATGTGGACGTGCCGGAGGGGGATGTGGCACTGGCTAACTTGTTTGTGGCGCAGGGTACTGCTGGCGGAGGCCAGATTGATGCAGAGTCCCTTAAGAGGGAAGCTAGGTCCGTAGCAACTGAAGCGGCGAATGCTGTTGTGACAGGGGCGGTGGAGTCCGCCAAGGAAGCGGCTAAGCAGGTAGTTTCTGAGGCTTCTACCTCCACGGTGCAAGCTGCTACGGAGGCCGCTCGTGTAGCCGCTACAGAGGCTGTCGGGGGTGTTAGGACCGCTGCTGTGGACGCCGCGCGTGAGGCCGCCAACGAGGTAGCTAGCGGTGCTGTGAAGCAGGCGGAAGAGTCTGCCAGGACCACAGCTACGGAAGTAGTGAAGGAGGCGTTGAAGAACCTGCCCGCCCCCTCACCGTCACCCACACCGGGTGGCGTGGTCACAGGTGTGGAGTCAGTGGCGTATGTGCGTGGCTCTGATGTGACTAAGGAGCTACAGGCGGCGTTGGATTCCCCCAATGTGTCCGAAATTATCCTGGTGGGAGAATCCGTGATCACTTCCACCATGTGGCTTGATAAGGCTTCGGGTAAGCGGATCGGAAGTGCTGTGGGTGCGGTACTTAAGGCGGAGCCGTCACAGCTGAATGGTCCAGCTATGTTCTGCGCACGTGCGGGCGTGGGGGTGCATCATGTGGCCTTGCGGGGCTTGGTGGCTGATTTGCAGGGTACAGCGCTGTCCCCGTCTAAGAATCTGTTGCAGCTGTCTGATGTGTCGGATTCGGTGATTGAGGAGTGTGATTTGCGGAATGCCCCCGCGAACCTGATTTTGTTACAGGGGTTGGGTACGCAGGTTAAGCCTGGCGAGGCTGCCCGTAACCGTGTGCAGGGTAACAAATTGAATGGGGCTGGGCTGATTCCTACGTTAGGCGTGGAGGCCCCCGCTACGGGTGGGGGTGTTTTGGTGCAGAACTATGCGCCGGATGTGGTGATTCGAGACAACACGATCAGTGGCGTGTCTGGTGGTATGGGTGTGATGTTGAATCACAACAAGCAAGACCCCTTGAAGGCCCCCATCCGGGCAATGATTGATGCGAACCACATCACTATGGTTGAGTCGGCGACGGCGTTCGAGCCGATTGGGCTTACTAAGAAGTGCTACTACGCTGTGATCAGGGGTAACGTTTTGCCTCAGTCCTGGGATAATGGTATCTCAGTGGGTGGTGAGTCACTGGTGGAGGGTAACTACATTGGCTCTGCCTTGAACTTCGGCGTCGCTGTGTCTGAGCCGGGTACCACGGTGCGTGGTAACAAGATTTACAACGTGGGGCTAGAGAACAAGCTGCGGCTTGAACCTGCTGGTAAGACTAGGGTTGACTGGGCGGCTATCGCAGTCACTAATGCTGCCCGTACCGTGGTTGAAGGGAACTCGTACTTCCAAACGGATGAGCGCGCGGAGTGTGATTATGTGGTGCGTTTCCACCGTGAGCCGGGGGTGTCTCTTGAACAGTTGGGCGGTAACCGGGTTAGGGGTAACGTGTACCTTCCGTCACAAGTCAGGGTGGGCTACATGAAGAACGGGAACCTGAATCCTGCTTGGAAGGATGTGATTGAGGAGTGATTGATCCTACTTGGACTGTTGGGCCGGATGGCCAGTACATTCTACCTGAGTACACCCTTGGTTGGGGTGTGCTGCAGTGGGGGTTTGAGAACCTGCGGAGCCCTGCTGATAAATCGCGTCCGTGGTTGCCCACGCCAGAACAGGCACGGTTCTTGCTGTGGTTCTATGCGGTGGATGAGTATGGTAACCGTCGGTGGGATGAGGTGGAGTTACGCAGGTGTAAGGGCTGGGGGAAAGACCCGCTGGCTGCGTTTGTGGCAGTGGCGGAGCTGTGTGGGCCTGTCAGGTTTGACCGGTTTGACCCCCATACTGGTGATGTGGTGGGGCGGCGACAAGACAACCCGTGGGTGACTGTGGCGGCTGTGGCACAGGAGCAGACTAAGAACACTATGTCTGCCATACGAGCCATATTGCCCCCGGAACCTACCCCCGAAGTGGATTTAGAACTGTACAAAACCTTGGGTTCCACCCCCAGAGGGGGTGTGATTGAGGCAGCTACGAAGAACCCTGAGTCTGCTGAGGGTGCTAGGTCTACCCTGGCTATTGCGTCGGAAACGCAGTGGTGGAATGACGCAAATCAGGGCACTAAGCAGTACACCGTGCTTAAGGGTAACGTGGCTAAGATTGATCAAGCGGTGACATTGGTGTTGTGCAACCAGCATTGGCCCGGTGAGGGTTCTGTGGCCGAAGCGTCGTGGGACGACCGGGTTAAGGCTGAAGCTAGCGGTGTTCTACCTGATGGCATTGTGTGGGACAACTTGTCCCCCGAGTTACCGGACTTTGATCAGCCTAGAGAAGTGGTGGATGCACAGCTTAGGGAAGCTCTGATCAAGGCTAGGGGGGATGCGGTGTGGCTGAACCCTGACAGGCTGCTTAAGCAATTCCACCGACGTATGTTGCCGCTGGCTGATTTGGTGCGCAAGCACCTGAATCTACTTACGAGTGAAGATAACCGGTTGGTGTCTACTTCGACACTCGAAGCACAACCTGATGGAACGGTGGAGCTGGGCGCTTCCGTTGGGCTTGGGTTTGACGGTTCTGAGGCCAATGACCACACTGTTATCACAGTCACTGATGTGTATAGTTTGTGTACTAAGGTGTTGTGGCGTTGGGAGCCATCTCAGGAGCAGCCCAGGATTGATTGGGATGTGGTGCGTGCACAGCTAGAGTCTGCTTTTACGGATTATGATGTGCAGTGTGGCATGATGGACGTGTTCGGGGCACGGGTTCTGATACGCGATTTGGAGGCCAAGTATGGTCTTGGTGTTGCGGCGAAGGCTTCTAACGAGGGTGTGTTCACGTTTGATATGCGTGGTCAGGGGCGTGCTTTCTCTAAGGCAGTTGAACAGTGGTTGGACCTTGTCCAGGGGCGTAAGGCAGCGGTGGAACCAGATTCTAAAAAACTGCTTGTATGGTATAGTGGTAATGTGGTGCGTAAGGTGCTTTCCTGGGGCGGTTTGACCGGTCGTAAGGAAACGCCGAAGTCACCGAAGAAGATTGATGGTTGGGTTACGTGGGTTCTATCTTTGGAAGCTGCGTACCGAGTTAGGAAGGCTTGGTATTTGGATGAGTAAGTTCATTAGAGAAGTAGCTGAGAAGGCGCGTACGTTGGGTAAGTGCATTCCTAGGGGGCCCCTGGTAGGGCTTAGTGCGTTGGAGAACTCGTTCACCCAGGATGGGAGATGGGGGGAACCGCAGGTGCTGTTTGCAGTGGCTATGTTGCCTACTATTGGGGATGAGCTTTACAAGCAGGCGCTTATGCAGAACATCCCAGTGGGGGAGTGGTTGCTGACACCGCCAATGCAGGGTGATATGTTTCATCAGTATCAGTGGTATTCAAAGTTGCTGCGCACTAACGTGCAGGACGAATCGACGCTTGATAAGTTGTTCACGCTTTTCTACAGTATCACTGACTTTACTACGGAGGTAGCACGTGGATCCTGAGGAGCTGCTGAGGCAAAACCAGTCTAAGTATGAGACTTTGCGGGCGTTTAGGGAGGGGAGGCATAGCCCTGCTGCTGTGGGGCAGGGAGTGCCGCGGCGGTTACGGGGGATTAAGGCCAATGCGGGGGTGGCAAAAACTATGGTGGACGCAATCATGGAGCGTGTGCATCTGTTGGGGTTTGCGGCTAGTGATAAGCAGGCGGAGGCTGCACTGAATGAGCTGGTTCAGTGGGAAGCATTGAGTCGCAAGCTAGCGTTGGCTGCTAGTGACCTGTTCACTTATGGGCGGGTGTGGCTGGCGTTGTCTGCTGATAAGGCCCCCGACTATTTGGGCGGGGGTACACAGTACCATGTGGATGTGTACACCCCGTTGAATGCTGTTGAGTATCAGGGTGTGGTGTATGTGCGCTTAGGTAAGGGGTACTGGCGGGTGTACACGCAGGATGCTGTGCAAGATGAGATAAATGGCCAGACTGTGTACCGCATGGAGACACAATTTCCTCTTATTGTTCGCTGTGACTGGGGGCAGACTAGCGGAGTTGCCGCGTCTGGGATCACTCGGGATATTCAGGCTATTGATGAGGGTGTGGCGCGTCTGATGGGTAACCTGCAGGCGGCGGGTGAGACGCTGGCTAACCCTGTGCATGTGCTGAAGGGGGTGACGCCTCATGAGTCTGTGGATTTGGAGATGGGGGACTTCCTAAGGTTGAAGAACCCCCAGGCGGGTACGGAGACGTTGCAAGCAGCGTCGTTACAGAACCAGTCGGAGGGTATCAAAGCACTCCTACTCATGGCGGTTGGCAGTACCAAGTTGCCGTCAACATTCCTGTTGGCATCAACAACTAACCCCGCGTCGGCTGAGGCTATTCGTGCCTCCGAGGCGAGGCTGATTGCCTTGGTGGAGAGTGTGGAGAGTGTGCTGGAGTCAGCCCTGCTGCGTCTCATGCTGATGCTTCTGTATTTGAGGGGGTTGTCGAGTGATGAGGTGCGGAGGTCGTTGTCTGTAAGGTGGCGGGACCCTGGAACGCCGACACAGGCGGCGTTAACGGATGCTGTGATTAAGCAGTTGCAGGCCGGTGTGATCACTGTGGAGCAGGCGCAGGAGAAGTTGGGGATGACTCCTGAGGAAGTTCAGCGTTGGGTGGCCTCGTTAGGTGGTGATTGGTTTGAGCTACGAGACCCAGCGGAAGGCGATCCTGACGCTGCTGTATGAGAAGATAGCGGAGTTTCTGAGGGGCGGTTCACCAGAGGTTTTGCAGCTGGTGCGCGAGCTGGATTGGGACCTGAAATCGTTGCAGCGGGACAGGTTTGACAAGCAGGCGCTTCGGGAGTTGCATTTGCAGCCTCCAGATGTTATGCTTAAGCGTGTTCCGGTAAGGTACTTGCAGAAGCAACGTCAGCGGGTTGTCATGAGCGCAGGGGCGCTTGAGAATGATGCCACGTTGGCGGTGAGGGATGTGGTACTTAATCAGGAGCGTACCCAGGGGCGTGTGTATGTCCGTGAGCTTGATCAGCAGGCTTTGCGTAGTGGTCGGAAACGCCCACGGGGGTATCGTATACCAGTCGGGTTGTACACTTGCGGTTGGTGTGTTATGATGGCAAGTAGAGGGCCGATCTTCCTAGAGGAGAATGCTGGTACCTTTGATACTTGGCACAAGGGTTGTGACTGCGCGTTTTTGTTAGCTGCATCAGAGACAAAGTATGAACATGCTTCACAAGTTAAGAAGTATAGGAAGCTCTACGAAGAGGCTAAGAAGTATAAGCAGTCGCATGATGACGCGCCAAGCGTTGCTAGTTTGATTGAAAGGAGTTTGCGTGCAGCCTGAGGATTTGGCTAACGCGTTCACCACCTTCGCGGATAAGGTGGACTTGATGAGTGCTGTAGTGGATCGTTTTAACGAGAAGCTGGCAGCCTTCAACGAGAAGGTAGTTGAAACTGAGGAGCCGATAACTCAGTCGACTGAAGAAGCAGCGCCTGTCGATGACACTGTTTCTGTGCCGCCGACGGCGGTTGCGGAAGAATCGGTGGAAGAAACCCCCAACTCGGTGTTGTCTCTGATTGAAGCTTTGAGCGCTTGGAAAGGTGAATAAACATGGCAGCTATTAACAAGAATGTAGCGTATACCGCTAAGGATAACTCCAGTCGCAGCACGGTGCTTCCGGGTCAGAATGACCCACTGTTTGCTTATGTGAAGCGTGGTTCTCTGATTCAGCGACTGGGTACCGAGGTGGTCACCACTAAGGGTGGTGCCTATGTGGTGTCTGCTGGTCGTGCGGCTAGTGCTGCGTTTGTCAACGAAGGTGACTCTATCAAGGTGCAGAACCACCAGCTTGAGGGTAAGCTGCTTGCACCTGAGAAGGTTGCGGCTATCTTTCTGACTACCCGTGAGGTTGCGGAGCTGCCCTCTGCACAGTTCATGGAGGCTATCATGCCGCAGGCTGGTGAGGCGATCGCTCGTGCGTTTGACGCGGCTATCCTGTATGGCACGGTGTTTGGTAAGTCCCTGAACACCACTACGCTTACTACCAGTATTAAGGCGTTCAATGAGGCCGCGGGAGGTGTGTATGGTGCCCTTAATGATGTGATCACTAAGGGTGCGTCTAAGGGCCAGCGTCCAGATGGATTCCTACTTGATGGACGTCTGGAGCCGGTGTTGAACATGGCTATGGATGCGCAGAAGCGTCCTATCTTCCTCACGAACCAGTGGGGTGACTCCAATCCGGGCGAGTCTATGGGCAACCTCCTGTCCCGCCGCACCATCATTGCCGATGAGTTGCTTCCCGCGTCCAGTGAGACTCGTGGTTTCGCTGGCCCGTTCAAGCACATCCAGTTCGGTACCAGCGGCAATGTGCGGTTCGAGATTTCCAATGAGGCCACGGTGGACATTTCCGCTAATATGGATGGTTCACAGATGGTTTCTACCTATCAGCAGGACCTGGTTGCTGTGAAAGCTGTGACAAGTTTTGTTGCTTCTGTTCCGAACGCTGATAACTTTGTGAAGATCACTACCTAGTGATTACGGTTGATGCTGTCCTGGGCAGGCTTCCCCGCCTGCCCAGTGATGATCAGGTGAGGTTGTGTGAGGCGTGGTTGCCTAGCTTGGTGGCTGACGCTGAGGAGTATCTTCCACCTGGGGCCACAGTTAGCCAGCGTCGTAAGGCTGGCGATGTGGTTGCGCGTACGATGGTACGGTTCCTTCTGAACCCCCTTGGGCTTAAGTCCGAGGGGGAGGGGGATTACTCGATTGAGCGTGCTGGTGTACAGGGAGCTGGTGGTGGTCCCGTTTTGGATCCTACTGAGTTGCTGGAGGCTATTGGCCTTGGCGGGGATGTTGGTGTGATTAGGCGGGTATACAGTAGACCGCAGGGGGTGAATGTTGATTACTCCTACGGGATCGGTTTCCAAACTGACATTTACTGATGATCAGGGTAGTGTGTCGGTGTTTGGGCGTTCCCGCCCAATGTCGGATGCACGTGATCAGGGTGTAGAGACTTCCTCTTGGGCTGGCGACCGGTACTGGTTCACTGCTGACGGTTTGGTGGAAGACAGGCTGATGTGGTTGTTGAAGCCTGGAGTGCGGGTTGAAGTGGATGGGGATGAGTACAGTGTGGTGGGTTATCCACAGGTGTACACGCGGGTGACACTGCCGTTTACGCGTATTGCGGTGGAGCGGCTATGAGTGTGGACTGGTATTTGTCCCCCAAGGAGCTGAATAAGCATCTGGCACATATGGGCGGGGTTAGGGCTGGTGTTAAGGCTGCAACGGAGTTGCAGGCTATGGAGAAGCGTGCACGACTGGCCCCACACACGGCCAACAATGCGGAGGGACGTGCGCGTAAGTATGAGTCACCTACCCGGATTGTCACTGATTTTGGACGTTCCGACGGGTATGTGCTCATGGATGACCCTGACGGAAAGGCGCTTATAATTGAGGGAAAGCTTTCTATCTTGCGTGGATGATGCGCGGAAACACCTAGAGCAGCTTCCGGTGAAGGATCCGCAGTTGTGGTGTTCGTCGTGGCGGGAGTCGGAAGACGGATTAGCCACGGCTGTTGTGACCGCTACTGCGGTGGTTCATCGTAGGGATGAGGTTGCGGCGTGTGTGGGCTGGTTCAGGGAACTGTTGCAGCGGTATGTGAAGCCGTGGGATTTGCGCCACCCTGGGTGGATTGAGGTGCCCGTGCGTGGTGGGTTTCTGGTGAGTTTCACGGCTGATTTCATTATTGAGGAGGATTAGACATGGGTTTGTATAAGAAGGGTGCGGTTGTAGCCAAGACTGGGTTCGTTCTGGAAGCCCCCGAGGGCACTAGTCCGATGGAGGTTGCAGAGTTTCACAAGGTTACGAACTGGTTGACGTTTGGTGCGGATGAGTACTCACTTGCGTTGGCTACACCGACGTTTAAGATTGATGAGAAGACCGTCACTATCCCGCAGCCTGCCACGCAGGCTAAGGTTGAGAAGGCCATTTCTGATGCGGGTATTGACCTGAATGATGTGATTGTTCAGGTGGACACCAAGATTACCTTGTGGGCTATCCGCGACATGGTGGTCACGGGTGGTACTAAGGTGGATAAGGTGTGGCGTCACGCCTACCTGGTGTCTCGTGAAGACCTGCCGAAGGCTGGGGGGGATGACCCGGAAACCGAGTCTATTGGCACCTGGCAGATTGAAGTCATGGACACGGTTGAGACCAAGGCTGCCACTTCCACGTGGGAGTTCACTGCACAGGAGCTGTCTCCTGCTGCACTGGGTGACTACTACGGTGGTGGCACATCTGGTACGGGGTATTTTGATATCCCTTCTGTGTCTGCTCCGAAGCGTAAGGCTTTGATGGTTGTGATGCAGGGCAACGGTAAGTCTGCTGGTGTGGCGTACCGTTCTGTGTCTGTGTCGCGTAACGGCGGTATTGAGCCGCAGACGGATAAGTACATCAAGGTGCCGTTGAAGGCAACGATTAACACTACACCTAGTGGCACTGGTCGCTGGTACTTCTAAGGAGGATGTGTGGCTGACGGTAAAATTTCGATTACTCTTAAGGGTGGTAAGGGCTATGATGCCCCGTGGATTGTGGTGTCTGGTGACACTGTTGCCGAGGTGGAGCAGTCCATGTTGGAGTTGGGCGAGTCACGTCTGATTGAGTTGACCAAGCTCGGTTCTGAGGCGCTGATTGGCGCTGTGGGGGCTGGTGGAGCAGTGCAGGGGGGAGGCGCTCCGGCTGCTTCGGATCGTCCTGCGGGTGTGGGTGCTGATTGGACTCTGCGTGAGGGCACCGGCAAGAATGGTAAGCCGTGGAAGGGTTGGTTCCCACCGCGTGGTTCTACTGAGAAGCCCGTGTGGGTTTAGTTTGATGAGGCCCCTGGCGCTTATGGCGTTGGGGGCCTTTTTTTTTCTGATAGGAGGATTGCATGCGTGTGACCCTGGTTAACTCTCGTGGCGCTGAGGTGGTGCTCACGGATGAGGCTGATAGGTGGGTTCGGTTGATTGAGGGGGGCGTGGATGGACTATTGGATTATGAGGGGGATACGTGGCTACAGGAGTCCGGTTCTGGCGTGGGCTCGTTGTATTTGGGCAGTGGGCTTAGGTCGCGAACTGTCTACCTGGATGTGTGGTTTATGGCGGATCAGGCTTCTACTGCTGCTGGTTCGTGGAAACGTCTAGCCCAGTTCCTGGGGGATGGTCGGTGTGTCATCAAGGTTTTTGATAAGGAGGAGCGTTCCACGGGGGCTATTTTCGAGGGTGTGTCGTTTAAGGGTAAGCATGACCCGTCGAAGGAGAAGCAGAGGGTTGCGGCTAGGTTGGCGTTCAAGCTTCCTAAGCCTGTGTGGACGACTGGACGGGTTACTATTGCTAGGGACAGGTTGTCGCTTCAGAATGTGGGGGATTTTCCGCTGCACCCCCAGGTGATGGTGTCCGGGGCTAATCACTGGGTGATTCATGCGGGGGATAAGACGTATGAGATGCCTAGGGACATTGCGCAGAATGCGCAGGTTTTGGTGGATTTTGATCCTGCTGCTAGGCAGGTGGTGTCAAATGAGGACAATCTGGTTTGGGCTCGGATGAATGGTGTTCGGCTGTATGCGCCGGTTATGCCTGGTGAGGCTGTGAATTTTCAGGTGAACTACACTGGCGGGAATCCACAGGTGCAGTTCCGGTATGTGTATAGTTATCGTAACCCGTTTTAGGGAGGTTTTATGTGGGGTAAGCGTATTGATGTGGTTTCGGCTGAGCGGTATGACCGTCTGCCACAGTTACCTGAACAGCCGCATGTGCGGCTGTGGGATGGGGACTGGAATTTTTTGAGTAGTTTGGTTTGTGAGGCGGATTGGGAGTGGGAGTTGAATGATGCCTCGGTAGTGACTGTCACAGTGACGGAAGATAGTCCTTACTATGACACCCTGAAAAACCCACAAGCGTGGCCAAAAACCACCCTATACCTGACCGCGGACATAGGTGAAGCCCGCTGGAGTGGGCGTATCACCCAGATGAGCCACCAACAGGCAGGACAAGGACGCAAAGGTATTGTCCTGTCCGTAACGAGTGACTATGTGAAGCTGAAGGAGCTGCTGGCGTGGGCTAACCCGTTCCTACCCGACCAGATACAGTTCCCCAAGGCACACATCCTGTTTGGGCCAGCCAAATGGGTGGTGTCCTCCATCATATTCAGTAACCTACTGCGCCGTGGCAACAGTCTGTGGAAGCTACCCGACCGCATCATCAACATCAGTCAGTGGCTAGACCTGGACATGTCAGGATGGCCGGTAGTGCTACGCCCACCTACCATGGTGGGCGACAAGTCACCCATGGCTATCACTTCTGCCCGGTTTGAGACTGTGGATGAGGTGATCCAGCCCATTATGGAGGATGCTGGGTTGTGTGTGGAGTGGCGTCGATACCTGCCGGGGGACCCCCAGATTGATGACCTTAAGGGTGTGCGTCGTGGTGCGCTCATTCTGGAGGTGGTGGACAAGTCCGGGTGGACGGCGGAGGGTACCAGCCTGATTGGTAGTGTGGTGAGCGGACTGGTTCGATCGGTGACAAAGGTTGCCGCCGACGGTTTCGATCAGTCCACTGAGACCCTCCAGAAACCCACCGTGCCGGATGAGTACAGGCGTGCCCGCTACTGGGGCACCGTGCCTTCCATGCCGTGGGTAGTCCTGGACGAAAACTCAGGATGTAAGAAACTAGGGTTGGAGTGGACACCACCAGGACCATCCCAGTTTGTTGGTGGTGGTACCTCAATGCTTGGAGTGAACGAAACCATCAAGGCAGGTATTATCGGCTTGGGAGGGTTCATAGGCGCCATGTTTGGTCAGTCCCAGGCCGGTGCCACAGCAGAGGCCATTCTGGAGCCTTTGTATAAGGACACTATTGCTGCGTTCCAGTCGAAGAAGGACCACCTGCGCATACGTGAGCAGGGTTGGGATTACCCATTCGAGGCCCCACTGATCACGGGCAGGGCAAACAGTCTTAGTATGCTGTCGAAGATTCGTATGAAGCGTGCGGAGACTGCGGGTAAGCTCACAGCAGAGGTTGAACTACCCCCAGAGGGGCCGTATGTGCCTGGCCCGCCTGGCAATGGTGATTTCTGGATTGGTGACCGTGTGGCCATTGATGTTGGTGTTGGTAAGCTGATTGTGCAGCACGTGACATCGATTAAGTGGAAACAGGATAAGGGCTGGCGGGTGAAACTAGGCCCCCTGAAGAGGCGTACGGGTGACGCGTATCTTGCTGATAGGTTGGATAGGATCAGCCAGGCAGCGCACACGTTGGGTGTGTGGTAGGCATAAGAAGACCCCCTAGGGAACAATCCCTAGGGGGTTTCGTCATGTGATGCTAAACATCAAACTCTTCAAGCTTGGCTAGGTCATCCTCGTTGAAGATGAACACAGTGCCAGTGGCCTCGCCAGCAGTGTACTCGCTCACCACAATGCTATCCACCAGTATCATTGCTGTCTGGATGACGTAGTGGGTGTGTAGGGGGATGGTGAACACGTTGAGTTCACCCACCTGGGTGTGTACTGCACCAAGATCACTGTGCATGTCCGTTAGCTTGTCACACACCTTACGCAGGAGGTGCTGCAGCTCGGTTGCGTAGTCAGTGGTGGCCTGCTGGAATACGGGGGTGTTGCGCATTGGTTTCTCCTTATGCTGGTTGCTTGCGCTTACAAGACATACTGTAGTGGTTAGGCTGCGTCGAAGTCAAATCGCCGGTTGATCATAATGAATCCGCGTAGAACTCGGTCACCTAGTAGGTTGCCGTCAAACACGAATGACAGTGCCGCCCCGTCACCATTCACCGACTTGGTCACGATGTCGCTGATACCCCGCTTGTTACGCACCACAAATGTGACAATACCCCGCCAGTTACCTGTGGGTTTTACTCTGAACTCATGGTCGCCCCACTGGGCGAAGGACAGCACATCATCAACCTGGTGGTCAGAGTAGTTACGCAGATTGTCAAATGCCCACACAATCGGCATAGCATTACCTACGGCCCGGATCAGTTTGTTGCTGTAGTTGATCTGCGCTTGCTGGTTGCGGTCAATCGTGCCCTGGAGTTCGTTGATCTTCTTCTGCGCCTCCAGGGCTTTCTGCTGCTCCAAGTCTATCTGATAGTTCGCCACAATCAGGTCACGGTTAACTGACACCATCTCAGACACCAACAGTTTCCACAGCTGTTCCTGCTTAGCATCACTGGATTGCAGGGTGCGCAGCTGCGAGGATAGTTGGCGCAGTTGCTCTGCTTGTTGGGTGGCCCCAATGTTGGTCATGTTGTTGATTGTCGTGTTGAGGGCTGTGCGCGCCTCACCCACGGCTGTGCGGAAGTCCTGGGTGAAACCATCACGCTCACTGAACAACGGTAGTATTTCACCGCGTAGTTTGTCCCACTCGGCCAGGATGGCGTTGCGCTGTGCATCTTCGAGCACGCCAAAGGTTTTCTCAGGGCGACTGCGTCTGCCCACGATGTAGCCGATGAACCCGATTAGGCCGTTGTGGATGCCCATGAGGGCGTCCTGTAGGGGGCTGCGTAGTTTACTGGTGAGACCTCCACGGGCTAGGCTCCTAGCTTGCTCCTCGGTCATGTTTTGGTAGTAGGAGAAACCTCCGTCGCCGGGTAGGCTGGTGTCCCACTGCTGGTTCGGTGTTGTCAACTTTACTAGTCTCCTCAGATATGGGTGTAGCCCCCAGCAAAAAGCCAGAGGCTACGTGTTAATCATACAGGTTACAGTAGTAGGTGTGGTACCCTGCGTTGTCTGCGAACTCCTCGAATGTGTCCGCAACCCACGTGTTGCCTGCACGCGTCAGGTATGTGCGTGCGGCTGCCTTATCCAAGAACACCATGGGTAGGTGACTGCGCTGGTTTATCAACACCACACATTCAGCGTACACTGGGTTCTTCACCTGCTTCTTTGGTTGCCAGGAAGTGCTTCACACACGCATCATACACACAGCGCACGGTGATGATGTCCTGGTTGTCTGGTCCCGGCACCACAATGGTGTCAAAATCATAGCTGTTCATGCTGCCTCCTCTTCTACTGTTGCGAAGAAACTACCTGTGGTTTCAAGTAGTACTTGTTGATGAAATCCTGACCCGCTGAGGGCCTGCCGAACCAGCTCTACAGTGTAGGCTGTCGCACAGCTTAGCTTCTCGTTGATCCACTGTACTAGGCCACGGGGTATCCGTTTAGTGAATTCCCAGCACCCATCTGGGGTGCAAAACACCCATTTACAGGTAGTGCCGTGGGAGGTCATCAAGCACCTCCTCAAGGGATTGGCCTTTGGCGTTAGCATAGTTAGCTACAGCGTTCAGGTTGTAGTCTTCTGGGTGTTTCACAAGATGCTCTAGTTGGCTGGCTGTGATCATGATATGATCTCGTCTTTCTTCTCGGAGGTGTCTTCCCACGCATAGTCTGGGTACGCGGCCAGCGCTGCTCGTAGCTGGCGGTTGTAGTCCTCAATAATGGGAGTGCAATTGATGGTGAACTCCGTGACTTGCGCCCCGGTTTCACTGTTGTGCACCGTGTAGGTGTCGCAAACCTGGTCACCTACAACATGCATCGCCCTACTCAAGCGCACAAGGTGTGTGGCCATTTTTTTTCTCTCTTCCTGTCTGCGGGATGTGCTCTCATCCCGACAAGACACACTATAACCATACTGGTTGAAACAAGTCAAGCCCACCCCCAAAAACTGGGGTGGGCCTGCACTTATGTGGGTTCCTTGAACTGGATTTGACGTGTTTTGAACTCAGCCAAAGCCAACGCCTCATCCACACTGCTCACGTGGAAGTGTAGAGGTGGGGCTTTCGCATCGTTGCGCTCCTGATCCCGGTGAAGACGATCATCTCCCTTGCTGTTGTAGTCGTAGGTTTGGAGTGCACTAATGGCACGCCCTACGGCACTGTTGGACTTGATTCCCATAACCTCCATCAGCTCGTTGGTGAGGAGCTTGAAGTAGGTTTCTGGTAGCTCGTACACCCCGGATTTGTCTAGGGCGTTCTGTAGCGCGTCTGGTAGGTTAACGTCCCCCAAACGATAGTCCACCGCATCAAATATTGGGTTGTTCCCAAATATTTTACGCCCCTCGGCCAAAGCCTGGCGCACACCCTCCACCCAGGGTTTCTTCAACCCCTCATCCACAGCATTCTGGGTACCCTGCTTCAGCTTGTCGCTGATGCGATCCAGGTACAGTGCCTTGAAAGACGCGTCAACCGCCAGAGTGTCGGGCTCCACTAGGTCGGGCATGTTCAGCTTCGGGGGCTTCTCATTGAACTTCTTACCCTTCTTAGCAGCCTCTCCCTTACGCTTCTCCCAGTTGGCCAGCGCCTTATCATGCGACTTAATCGCTGACTGTAGTTTGCGCGCGTTCTCCGCCTGGGCTTTCTCCACAGCCACACCCTCAATACTGGTGTTGAACGCCCCTGCCACAGCACCTGTGACAACGTTGGCAGCATTACGCGCTGCAGATGCCTGCGACTCAATGCCCTTAGCGAAGTCTTTAACCAACGCCTCACCCGAGTGGTCAGTGTATCCCTGACCAGACAGTGGGCCTTCCTTAGCTGGCGAGTGGGGGAACAGTCGCTTCACAGCACTCACCACAGCGTTGGCTGCGGCCACCGCTGCACCTATCTGTGACCGTATACCGGCTGCGAAACTCAGCACCATGGCCGCACCGGACCCCGCAAGGTTGATTACGAAGGCAGCCGGTATCTGCACGGCAACCGCACGTGCCTGCCCTGGTAGCTGGTTCAAGTGGACGATGAAGCTTGCGGCGGCGCTGGCTGCGATGCCACTCAACGCACCGGGGAGGGCGTTGAATGCTGCTGTGATTCCCTGCGTGGCTGTGTCCCACGGCACAGCTGCTAGGGTGTTCAGGAACGTCCCTGCCGCGTTAAACGCTGGCCCGGACAGGTCCAGCCCATTAAACGCCCCCGCAATCACGGGGAACACTACTCCAGGGTTGAAACTCTCAGCTAGCTCAGCGAGAAGGGTGCTCGAAATTGTGGTTCCAACACCTGCAAATCCTCCAGCAGAGAAGGCTTCCTGCAGCTGCTGCATGACCCCTGGCACACCCTCTACCATCCTTGCGGCCAGTTCTGACATGAACATGGTTGCAACATCCGCGTTGAACGCGAACTCCGGTGAGTTTATCCAGTTCCCCAGGTCCCCAAGAGCCTTGAAGGAGCCCTCTAGGTTCTGGGCCACCCAGCTGTTGTCCCATGTGAACTGGGACAGTTTCCCCAGCCCATCCATGATACGCCCAACATTGTCCGCAGTTACTGGGTTGTCCGCAATGCGTGAGATCGCATCACTCAACCCACCCAACCCGTTGGCAATGCCGAGCAGGCTCTGCGGGTCAATAGTGTTCATCTTCCCTAGCTGGTCTAGGACGTGTCCGACACCCTCTATGCTCACCCCGGCTAGCGCTTTTGCCCCGTCAAAGAACCGCAGCATGTTGTTCACCATGTCGGGCGTGAACTGCCTCAATTCATCAGCATTAGGGAGGATGCTTGCAAAGCCGTCCCCTAGGGTTTGCAGGGGTCTCCACTGCCCTACTCGCTGCACCAGATCATCCACATCGTGCAGCTTGTCCACTAGCACAGGGATATTTCCCAGTACGTTGTCACCAAGCCAGTTGAATCCAGGCTTGGCCCATTGGGCTAAATCACCCAAGCCTTCAACAAGTGAAGTGATGCCGCGTACGGCGCCACCACCGAGGCCACTCAATCCATCAATGAGTTTCACAATGTTGGGGCCTAGACTGTCCGCTAGGTCGCGAAGCTCCGGGGCGTGTTTGGCCATCTCAATGATGCCCTGTCGGGCTATCTGACCGATGCCCTCACCCAGGCTGCCCACCACACTCAGCACACCACTGGTGGCTGTCTGTAGCTGTCCTGTGTTGGCCAGCTTGTTGATGGCGTCTTCCCACGCTGCACCCGACTTCTCAAAATTGCGGGTCATGTGCTGCAACACAGGCGTAGTAGCCTGCCCAGCACGCAGGATGCCGCTGATGTAGCGGTCCAAGCCTGGGGCTAGGTTAGCCCAGGTTTGCGCACCACCCGTCAGGATGTCTGACACCCGCTCGGTGTTGAGGGGGCTCCTCAGGTTCGCCACAGACTGTTTCAGCGTGTAGGACAACGTTTCAGCCCATGTTTCCAACGCAGGCAGCTGGTCGTTGACCAGCCCCGCCACATCATCACTGAGTCCCCTTGTTCCCGCACGGGAGAGCGAAGCCAGCGAGTCCTGTGTGTCCTTGATTTTGTCCGGGAATCCCTCGAACTCATCAGCCAGCCCGGATATGCCTAGTCCTGCCGCACCCAGGGCACCAGTGAACCCTAGTAACGCTGGGGTTGCTGCAATCAACCCGCCAGCTAACGCAGTCACGGGCGACACTAGACCAGCAATACCAACACCCAGCGCCCCATACAACGGCAAACGCCCTAGGCCGCCTCCACGGCTACCTAGGGCATCCAAAGCAGACTTGTCTACATCTACCCGTAACCTGCTTGTGCGGTCACGGGCGGCGGCATCCAGCTTCGCTGATGCTAGGCTGGTGTCTGCGTCTGCGTGTATGGTGGACTTCAAATCCCTGTCAAGGCTGTCCAGCTTCCGCTTAGCTGCCGCAACGTCTGCATCTGTTGCCAGGGTTATTCCCTGGTCCTGCAAACGCTGCTTCAGACTGTTTATAGACTGTTTAGCCTTGTCTTCATCAAAGTCTACGTGGGCGGTGGTGTGAATGGAGCCTATCTCACGGTTAACCTCCTTGCGGAAGTCTTTAGTGTCGGGTTTTACCTTGATGCCAACGGCACCAACGATTTTTGTCATTCACATCACCTTTCTGGTTATAGTCCCAGGTCGTGTGCCAGCACTGTGTGCCCCCTGGAGGGGGCTTTAGAAGTCACGCCCTGGTTAGTCACCTGGGGCACCGGTTTAATGGTCTGCTCCACCATGTTACTTTCCACACGGGCAGCCACGGCACGGCCATCGTTCAACCGCCCAGACAGCCACGCGACAAGACCAATCAGCCCTGGGATGGCTGCCTGCACAACCGGCGGTAACAGGTGGTGCACTAGTGGGTCTAGTGATAGCACCGCAAGAATTGTGGCTAGCGCTGCACCGACTAGGTTTGCGTGCTTTCGGTACCACGGTGTGTTCTCCAGTACCTTCACTAGCCAGTTGTACCTGCGAAACTCCCGCTCGATCTCAGGGGTTACCTGCATTACCATTAGGACTCACCTCGCTCAGCCTTGATAGCCTCAGTGACGATAGCCACCGGGTCGAGCCCCAATTTCTGACACACCGCCACCAGAAGTACATGGTTAATCCATGCTTTCTCATCTGTAAACCACGCTAGCTCACCCGTGGTGAACTCTCGTGCCGGGTTGATACGGCTAGGGCGTTTCAGTTTCACCTCGTTCAGGGTTTCCTGTGCCGCGATTTTTGCGTCATTCAGCGCGGCTGCGCTGACTCCATGTAGTTCCATTGTTCCTTCCTGTGGCTGTCCACCACCCCACCATTCCCGAAGCTGCTCAATGCTGCCACGGTAGGCATTCACATCAATAAGTTTCCCTGCTACAATCCCTCGCTGACCAAACTGCCACAGCAGTGGTTTCTGGTCACCGACCGGGTAGTCCCACACACTGTGGTTCACCTGTCCATAAAGACTGTGCAGGGGTGCAGCGTTGTCTTGCCCATAGTTGGCCACCCACACAGCACCCAACGGTGCTGTAGGCGGCTCACCACTTGGCATGTTCTCCCACCAGTTGGCGGTACAGTACACCCCGAGTACCCGCACACCGTTCTGTTCGAACAGCTGTTTAGCCCTAGCTATCTCGTGTAGTGGCATTCCGCCGGGTGTTTCACAGTCCAACCACATGGGGGCTTTCTTATCCCCCATGGACCGGAGGGAGGCATCCACCTGTGCTTGGATGGTGGAACCCTCGCGCTCCGCACGCAGAAAGTGGTATGCGCTGATCACCATGCCCGCAGTTGAGGCATCATCATAGTGTGACTGGTACACAGGGTCACTAATATCCCCATCTCCTGTGGAGATGATAACAAACTCGACACCAGCGTTTTTCGCTGCAGCTAGACTATATCCGTCTTGGTATTTGGATACATCAACCCCGAACACCACACCCGTGGTAGACGGTGTGGGTGAGGAACTACTACCTGGCTCCTCAGCGCCTGCCAGCCATGGCAGGGGGTCAATCTGTTGCCCTGGCGAGTAGCCGTACGGCATAACCTCAAAATGAAGGTGTGGGGCCACACCCCCATTGGTGGCACTGCTCGGGTTCACATGCCCAATACGTTGACCTGCCTCCACATGGTCCCCCACATTGACCTCACCCACTATGTGCCCATAGATAGTATGCCCACCACCCTCCTCATCCGAGTGGTCGAGCCGCACCCACCCGGCGGGCGCTGGGCCGCCGAACCCACTTGCCGCGCCTGTCTGAACAACTGTACCCGACTGGGCGGCGTATACGGGATTTCCACCCGAGCCGCCCTCACGACCGAAATCCACACCATAGTGCATCCCAGCGTACTCGCCACTTCGGTAACCGAATCCACTGTACACTTGTCGCCCTTCACCGAAGGGCCAACATCGTCTCGCCATTAAAAATCCTCTATTCTTGCCTGCGCTGGCTTGTCTAGCGCTTTCACTAAGGGCGACTCCTCTGGCTCCGCAGTGAGCAGTGTTGGTTTGAACTTACCTCCGCCCAGCGCTGACACTGCTTGTAGTAGCAGTTGAAGATAATCCGCCTGTAGTTCGTCTATGGTGGCCCCCGCCCCTAGTGCGGTTGCCGTGTGGGAGCCTGGGGGCAGTCGAAGCGCTAGCTCAACCGCCCCATCATACCCCCGCATCTGTATGGCCTCCTCGGGCCATACCCCGTAGTGTCGGAGAAAGTCCGCGTCTAGACTTGATTGTCCTGCGACTGCTGTGAGGTGGCCCCACCCAGCAGTTTTCCCAACTCAGTCACCGTAGCCCATTCTTGCAGCAGGGCAGCAGCCTGGCTGTTGGACAGGCGCAGTTCCGTGATGCCGGGTGCCAGCAGTTCCAGGACAGCTGTGGAGGATTTCTCCTCAGAGATTGCCCGGATGACAGCTAGCCGTTGGTCATCATCAAGGTCCAGGATGTTTTTCAGTTCGATTACTTGTCCCGAGCTGGTTTCGAGTTCCAGGCCTGGGAATGCCTTGCGGGCTTTTTCCTCTAGTTCAGCAAAAGTGATACGTGCCATGTTATTTTCTCCTTACTTAATTCCTGCTTGGTATTTGGGTAGGGCTTCCCACCGCATCCGTTCTATGCAACGATCGTCATGGTCTGCCAGGATTTTCTCGTTCAGCTCGCCCACAATATGGTCTAGTTTAGCTGCCTCCATGAGGCTTTCAGGCTCATAGTGGCGCTTATCGATTAGATCATGGATTTTTGTGTTATCACCACCCAGCTTGGCGAGTGTTTCAGCAAACAGCTGAACCTTGGGAGCCACACCATAGGGTGTTTCAATGGGCGCTGGCGTGTAGCTCACAGCTTCGTGACATTCCCGCCAAGGTTTCCGGTACCGGAACAGTGTGCCCAGCACTTCTACTCCTTTGCCAGTGAACCGGATTAGGGGACCAGGGCGGAAAGTGAGCTTGCGCTTGTTGGTGTGTATACCCAGTGGTACATCATACCGGAACACCTGCCTCCCATCGTCCAACATCATGTGGTCCCCTTGGAACCACATCACGATGTTCTTTGTAAGCAACGCTTTTGCGATTGCAGCTATCATCCCCGTGTGTGTGTCCCTCAACCAGCCTTGTTGCATTACCCCAGCTCCTCCAGTCGAAGCGTAGCGTAGCCCTTGATGTCCAGGACACTGTCCTCATCATGAGAACCGTCACTGGTGGGGGCAAGTAGGCGCGCCACTTTGAGCATGATCATGCATGAGGCTACTTGTTGGGGGGTCACGGTGTAGCCTAGCACATCACTCCACAGTACCGCGATGCGCCTAAAGGACTCATCGGCCTGCCCGTAGGCTTTCCGTCGTTCATTCAGCACTTTATGAACTTCTTGGTTGTGGGACATCTCAAACCTTCCTGTGAAGTGTACAGGACATCTTCCTGCACACTCACTAGGTTACTGCAACAACCCGCATATGTCAACTAGTGGTATGAGTTACCCCACCTGTCTCCGTGAATATCCACGTCGACAGGGAAATGTACTCCCTCTATGGTGGTTTCCATCATCTGTGGCACTTCCTGCTTGAACTGCTCCATCAGTTCAGTTGGAACCTCATAAAGCACCTCATCGTGGATGGGTAGGCGCATGTACTGCCCCCACTTACTCCGCCACACGCGCACAATAGCACTGGCGGTCACGTCACGTGATGCAGACTGAACAAGGTAGTTCACAGCACGGTAGTGTTGCGTTTGCAGGGGTATTCGACGTCTTGTTTTCGTGACCACGTACCCCCGCCTCTTAGCGGCTGCTTGGGAAGCCTCACTAAACAACTTGTACTCTGGCCACTGCCTCTCCAGGGAGTCAATAACTCGTTTAGCCTGTGGATAACTGATACCTGCCTGGCTGGCCAGCGCAGCAGGCCCGCCACCGTACACGGCAAGAAAGTTTGCCATTTTACCCACACTGCGAGACACCCCCGCACTATCCGCTGTGATCTGGTGCAAATCAGCGCCACTACTTAGTTGCTGTTGTAACGCACCCGCACCACAGTACACAGCCAGCATACGTAGTTCCTGTGAGCTGTAGTCGATGGATACCAGTGTGTGGCCTGGCCTGGCCACGATGCAGTCCCGAATGTAGGAGTCTCCACTAGGTAGTTGCTGCAGTGGTGGTTCGCTCACTGACATACGCGCAGTAACGGCCGCCAGCGAAGTTATCTTGGGGTGTACCACACCATTCAGTTTTGATAGATACGTGCTGTCCAGTTTCTTGGCATGCTTGCCCCGCAGCACGATGTCACCCAGTGGGTGTGTGCCTTCAGCTAGTCCTTTGACAGATGGCTTCCCTGTGGTGGTTTTAGGCAGCTTGACTCCATCCGTGGCTATTATCTCCGCCACCAGCGGTGAACCCAAGGCTGATACACCCCAGTGCTGCGCTTCCCGCACAGCTTCCTGGTGGATCTTTTGTTGCTCCTCACGCTTCACATCCACAATTGCGTCATCCACCCTTAGCCCCACGTTGGACATGTACACGCAGGCTTCCATAACCTCGTGCTCCCAATCCACAAGGTGGCCCATACCTAGTTCATTGACGCGCTGTTGCAGTGCGGGCACCATGTGGGCAAGTGCTACCACATCATTGGTGGCGTACCTGATGAACAGCTCATTGTCAATGGGGACTTTGGCGAAGAACTCACCGACTGGTACTCCTGCCGCTTTCGCGGCTTCCTTCACGAGTCGCTTATCCTCACCGAACTTTTCCACCAACCCCAGTGCCTCTAGAGTAGCTGCGAAGGAATGGCCCCTCCCGCCGTCTTTGGTGCCTCTGCTGTCCATTAGGTGCGCTAGTATGCGGGCGTCACGCCAGCGTAATCGCTTAATGTCAACACCCGCACGTTCTAGAAACGCAAGGTCAAATGGAGCGTTAAAGAACCACCATTCGTGTTGATACATCCACTCTGTGTCAGCAAGGGCTGCTATGGCGGGGATAACAAACCCTTGCCTTTGGTCCCCAACTTGGATGGTTCGTAGTTTGTTCGTCTCAGGATCAAGGCCGGTTGTTTCGGTGTCCATACACCAGACCCCCCTAACGGGGGTGGCGAGGTGTTTCCACACACCCTCCATGCCATCAACAAGCATATGGATCTCCAATCATAAGTAAATAGGTACGGGGAGACCGTCCACAATCTTGACGAACCCCTGTTGCCAGTTGGCTACACGATCACCCATATACCCCACCTTCGTGACGTCAATGAGGTGACCTGTTTCAACCCCCCACACAGTTCGTGCTAGGGGTCCGTGCCCGACCGTGGTGGGTATTGCTGCCAAACGATGGGTGTGCCCCATGATTAACGAGCTGTGTGTTTTCTTAGCGGCATTCAGCGCCGTCATGCCCGCAACCTGATTCAGCCGCACACCACCCTCATGCCCATGTATGAACGTGAGACCTTGCTCAACTTCCCACGGCGGTTTCAGTCGGATATCGTAATTATCCATTTGTAGTAGGTTCTTGTATGCCCACGCCTCACCGGTCTCGGGCAACGCTGGCACACGATCAACCAGATATTTCTGGGCCCGAAGGTCGTGGTTACCCTCTAACGCCTCAACTGGGCCTTTGTACACCTTCCGTAGCGGCTCAATCAGCCGCTTACGCGCCAACACCGCGTCCCGCACCACACCACCAGCAAACTCTTCACGTGTCCCTGCGGACCACCTGGATGGCTGTGGTAGGTCAAGCACATCCCCCATCAAGATGACCTTCACAGGTTTCACCCGCTCAATATAGTCCAGCACCGCATGAAATGCCGCCATGTCGGTCAGCGGAAAATGTAAGTCCCCCAGCGCAATTATTGTTTCACTAGACATAATCAAGCAGCCCCATTATCTCCCAACTCAGCTTGTCCGCAAAAACGACAGCCTCCTCACGTGGAACACCTCGCTCCACTAGAAAATCAATCGTGTTCCCCCAAAGCACACCCGTCAGGTGTATCAATGAATCTGAATTTATCATGCCCATGGCACTCCAATCATAGCCTGTCTTCTAACCATTTCGTCAGTGATCCTTCTTTCAACAAATCACACAAGTCCATCCCCTCAGGAGTCGTCACACCACCCCACTCGGAAACCATTTCACGACCAGCGTTATCCCCGTCCCCAATAAACAGTCGTACGGGCAGCCTGCGTAGCAGCTTCTGCCACGTGGGGCTCGACCGCAGCCACTGTGCGCCAGGAACACCCAACGCCGCAACACCAACTGTCTCCAAGGCTAGAGCATCTTTCTCGCCTTCACACACCACCAGCGGTGTATTTAACGGAACATGCCCTCGTGGCATGTAGATGCTGCCAGGAACCCCTTTGGGGCTACGATATTTGGCCTTACTTCCCTCATGACGGGTACGCTCAAATATTTGCACCAGCAAACCGCTTGGTGTGGTTCTCAGGTACGGGATGTGGACCACGCCCGATTGGTCTTCCCACCATCGAGCTACTGCTGCCACACGCGCGGACACGCCACATTCCAACAGGTACCCACACGGTTCGTTTATTGTAGGCGGCTCCTGCACTGCCCACATACTTCCTCTAGGCTGCGCCTGGGCGCCCACAGGCTTACCGACGAGGGTGGTTCGCACATTCACATGCTCACCACACGCATAGCAGTGCAGCTGCTTCTCATCCAACTGCATTGATGGGTTATTGTCCGGGTGAGCGTAACACAGCACCTTGCCCGCCTGGGCTGGCTGTGCACTACGTCCCCCCTTCTCCACATACACCGCGTAAACATCACTCAGGGACATACACAACCATACCTAACAGTCTCTTAGCCGGGGGATTACGAAAATACTCTACCACACGAAGGGCAGTCTCCTCATCGTACACCCTACCAATCACATCCTTGTTACAAGGCCCACACAACAGTCCACGCACAAGACCCGTCTGGTGATCATGATCCACTGCCAACCGCTTAGTGCGACCATTAGCGCGCTGGCACACAGCGCACACACCACCCTGCTTCTCATACAAGTCCCAATACTGCTTCGGAGTGATGCCATACGTGCGGAGGATACGCCGCGCCCAGGCTTTCTCCTTACGCTCCTTGCGAAACACCCGCATACACGCAACACAGCGCGGACCCGGTCGGCGCACCGTCTTCCGCGCCACGCCACAATCCTTACACGTCAACGCCGTGGAACTCTCTGCACCCATTTCTCACCACACTTCCTATGCCTATCCTTAACACTCTGAATGTGGATCTCTTCACCATCCCGACCATCAGCCGTGAACATGACCTCTGGGAACCTCCCCAGTTGACCCCGCACACCCGATAATGGCACCGGCTCATCACCCTCCACGTACTTAGACGTCACATGATGCAACGCCAACACAGCAATATTGTGCTTCCTGGCCAGCCGCGCCAAAGTTCGCACACTAGCCTCCTCTGACTCCCACTCACCAGACTCCGCCAGGTTCGCCAGATTATCCACAACCATGCCCTGCGGCATGGTCCCGAACACATGCTGCCACATGTCCAACGCCTCATCCAACCCATCCCATGACACCCACGGACAAACCTGCTCACCACCCAGCTTGCCCAACCGGTAGCTAAACGTGGCAGGCGACATATCCCAAGCCAAATACAGGGTGTCGGGCACCGACAACGCCCACTGCATACCCAACCATGACTTACCCACACCCGGCGCGGCAGCCAACATAGACACCCCACCACGCGGAATACTGATGGGCTCACCCACCATCTCTGGTGGTTCCTGCGCTGTCAGGAGCTCAAACACTCTGCCCCTGACCTAACCGAACCATCAGGGTACCGACACACCGGCAAGGACGTGTGGCCAGCCGCCCACTCAGGTGCAACTGCCTTATCAATTTCCACCACAGTGAAACCTTGCCTGCGCAGCATCCGCTTAGCAAACACACAACGCCCACAACCTGAACCAGTCACCATCTCAACCACGTCACTCAATGAACAACACCCCACTATCCGACACAACACCCAACATCACAGCTCCACAACCTCCACAGTCAACGTACCTGGAATCCCAGACAAATACGGGTCCAACTCAACCAAACCAGCCCGCTCAGCATCCGCCGCAGAATCCGCATCCACCCGCACCGTCTCCACCGTGAAATACTTAGCCGTCACAAGAAACTGACTCACCTCAAAGCCTCCCAATCCTTAGGGCCACACGCCTCACAACGCTCCTCGCCACAAGGCGTGCAATCACCCAACTCAATCAAATCAACACACGACTGCAACCAGCCAGACACAGCCCCCAGGTCACTGACCTGCACGACCCTAGTCATTCTGCCAGTAGACGCTTTAATTATAGCACCCCTTGTGCACTCAACCCCAAACTGCTCACGTAACCCCAGCGCATACACACCCAACTGCCACGGGTCAGCCGGTGTACGCCCAGTCTTTAAATCCTGCACAACCACCCCCCATTTGGGGTGGTTGATCACACGGTCAGCAAACCCCACAACCTCCACCCCCGACGGCAACAAAAACCTAAACGGAAGTTCAACACCCTCAACCCCATTCGGGGCTACCCACACATCCTCAACAGGCATCCGCTCAAACAAACACCCCACCTGCTCCAACACCATCCCCTCACGCCGCACAACATCCTCAGCAGGAGAATACGGCCCAGACCCAAACCACGACCCCACAGCACCACACTCAGACTCCACACGCCCAATCTCACGCCAATACACATCACGAGCAAACCCCAAAGACTCCTCACGCGACATCACACGACCCTGCTTCTCCCACACCTCCAACCACTCATGCACAGCAATCCCCTGCGGCAACCAAGCCGCACCCCGCCCAGGAACACCATCCACATACCGACGCTGAAACAAAGCCCCACACCGCCACACGGTGCTCGCCTTAGAAAAAGAAATACGCATAGTTTCAACAACAACCACACACCACCACCCCCTGTCAAAAACCACCCCCGACTGTAACCCACACCACCAACACACCTGAAGCACTATCCACAACCTTCACCCACCAAATAACTGGCACCACCAACCATAGGCCCACCCAGGGGACACCCCCAAAACCCCAGGTCAGGACCGCAGGTGTATGGCCCTCCGGCCCTGCGTGAGGGTTTTATGGCACAGCAAAGCTGCTATGAGGCAGCTAGTTTGCAGGTTTATCCACAGGTAGACGTGCGTCATCCACAGGTGTGTGCGCACCCCCTGTGCGCTTCGCTGAATAGCTACAACCAGTTAGCTAACTGTGACCTTGGCCACGTTCTTCCGAACGCAGCCAGGTACCACTGGTTTCCTGTACCTAACGTGGGTGAGCGCTTTTAGCGCTCACTCCCTATGTGTGGTTTAAGTCACTGTTTCCTGTAAACCTGTAGGTTAACTACTACATGTATCTAGTTAACTACATGTAGGTTATATATATATATATATATATCAACTACCCCGCTTCTTAAGAAGCAGGTAGGGTATATTATATC